ATCCTGCTTGCATAACTTTCTCCATAAAAAATGACCTCCAAAAGAAGGCCAACCATTACACACCAATCATAAGTGTTCAACGCACAAAACACTTCCCCTGCAACTGTGCAGTTCTCTCGCAAAGCTTCTCAAACACATGAGCATCCTTCGTGCCAATGCCATGCACCACAGCACGATCAATAAGCCCATGCTCCCGCATCAGCCTTGCCAACTCTTCCGCAGCAAACCGAACTTCATCCGGAACCGCAGGCTTAACAACCCGTAACATAACATCACCACTACCTCTCACCATTCAATGCTTTGTCTGCAAGCATCGCATAAAACTCAACACCCTCACTAACCCGCGCAGTGTCCCTGATCTTTTCCAACGCACCACGAAGAACCCTAATCTGCTCCTCCGCTACATCTAACTGATCACTCAATGACCTTGCAACCGTCTCCAAAACAAACCCCACAGCAAAAAAAATATTTCAAACACTCCAATCCATATAACACAGGAGTAAAGAATAAGTGAAGAACCTTTCTGGGAAAAATTGGGTGGATGGGACATATACTCGCAAGGCCAGGTAGTTTTTTAACCCCTCCTTCCGCCTAGCGTTGCACATCACTACAAGCTCACCCGAGGTTCGCTTACCGTTCGATCAGCCTCAACGAACATCTCACTCAGCCTAGATCAATACTGATCTTTATGTCGCCTTGGACCGAGTGTTGTTTACGTTCTGGTGGCTTAAAGCCAATCCTATCTAGGATGCTATCACTTGCCTGCAGCTTCACATACTCAGACCGACCTGACTTAGCTAATTGAACCAGAGAATTAGACGCTACAACACCGGCAAGACTTAACTTCTCACCAATCTCCTTTTGTATAATCTCCTGCACATAAGGATCAGCGAGTGCTTGGCTCACACTTACCCTGTTGCAATTCAGTGCGTTAGCTGTAGCAGTAGGGCCATCGCCGGTAGTTATATAATGATCAATGATCTTCTTCCGGAGCGGGGTTAATTGCTTCCTGCGTGTCTCTGCTGCTTGAGGCTTAGTGAGGAATCCTGGCTTGTTATTATCTCTGTATGCTTTGGGGTTTTCTTTGGTCATTCAACAACCTCTTTTCTTTGTTCCTTCTCTTGCTTGTCGCTTGTTGGGTGTATCTCTTTCCCCCTCTTTACTCCCCCTCTGGGGGATAGATAAGGGGGATTTGAAATCCTTGTCAACGCACAAAACACCTGTATGAGACAGCCTTACTGCCCTTCTTTCTGCTATGTAGTTGATAATGCTTATTGTTTATGTTGGGGATAAGTCCAACCAAAAGGGATCATGCTTGTAACCCGCAGTCTACGATCCCTTGTCGGGTGTTGGGTCACGAAGCTAACTCAGCATACGGCACTCCGTTCGGCAGCATTATTCTGATCATCCTTGCTGGCAGGGATTGTCGGGCTTGCGAATAGTAATCCAGCCATCATTCAGTCCTCCGTAGTCCGATCCGCAGGGGCATCTAGCCAAGGCATCGGATCTTGTTGATCTCATCAACACGCCCCGCCTTGGCGCTGATGTCTTACTTGTCGCTCATCGGGGTGGCCCATGTGCATCACCTTATGAGTTCTTCTCTGCCTTCCTGCTAATTGCTGAGGGTCACATTGAAGAGGCAATCATTGGAGAATTGTAAGGAAGCGAATGCCCAACGTCGAACCACTGGCTCATTAAAGCGAAGCGTTCCACCGTCTTTTTTGTCGAGGATTTTGGGAATTTCCTAAAAGTCTTGGTCATAAGAGAGATGTACTAACCTGTTGGTTAAAGTTGAGGATCGAGCCTACAAAGTAGTCATTGCCACCACAAGGGTAAATGCACTGGCCTTCGGCCAGCCCTTGGTGGTGGTTAGTATGGGGTCACGCCTATGGGGTCACGCCGTGGGCGTGACACTCTTTGTAATACGTGGGCGTGACACTCTTTGTAATACACTGACTTCTTTGTGGACGGATCGATCCTCAACTTTAACCAACTAGGAGTACATCTAATGCCTAAGACTTTTGAAAATATCACCAAAATCCTCGACAAAAAAGACGCCTCCACTTGGGTTAAATCTCAGATGGTTCGGGCAGTCGCTTACAATTCTTTCAATGATTACCTCTACAATGTGAAGCAATTAGAGGAAGGCAAAGAAGAACTGGTGATGCACGAAGCATCCCCGATGAGCGACAAACAATTGTTAGACATCATCACCAAGACGGAACGTGCCGATGAGCAAGCTCCGGAGTTCTTGGCTGTCTACCATGCGGCTCAAGTGGACTACGAAGTCATTAACGATGGCTTCAAGTATTACCATCCGGAAGACCCGGACAATCCCAAAGCCAGCAAGGCTGCTCAGAATAAAGGGTCTGCTGCCGAACGGATTGCCGAGCTTCTTAAAGCTTCGTAACCCAACACTCTCCTCCGAAAGGGATCGTAGCCTACGGGTTACGGTCCCTTTTTCTTTGACATATACCCAACCGACGCAGAAAGAAGGGGAGTTTTAATTATGAATTATGTGACTGTTGTTATCGTTGCTTGCATAGCGTTGCACTTAACAATGAGTAAGGTGGCTGACATCGAAGAAGCTACCGATGGTGGCTACATTATCAGTGCCATCGAAGGTTATACATTCGATGCTCAATGCCAGTATCCAAGCTGGTACTTCGAAGAACTTAACGTGGTTAAGATGTATAATATTGTACGTCATGTGCAGCCTTGTCTCTTACCCCATCAAATCTATGAGGATCAGTGAATGACTGACAAAGAACAGATCAAATCCCTCACGTTAAAGGTGGCTCAACTTACGATGCGCCTTGATAAACTCGAAGCCTTTATCGTTACCGATCATCCTCATTGGTGCGATCCTCTTGATAATATCCCTCAAATTCTTACCGAAGATACGCTTATTGATACAGTAATAAGCGTGGTCAATACCAAATTCTATATCAGTTCTCGCATTGAACTTGAAAGGAATGGAAGTTGACTGATCTTCAACTTGAAACCATCAAGCATAAGCATACCCAATCAGATCAAGGTGTCTCGCTTGAAGAATTTATCGCCACATCCCAACCAACAATAGGATGTGATGATGCTGTCGCTATACAGTGGTGCGGAATGTGGCTCTGCATTGAAACCGATGGCTATTGTCACACATAGGAGCAAAGATTGTGAACTTTATAAATTCAACAACCATTGACGACATCGACTTGTCGGCTATGGATTTCCCGGTGGAACTGCAAGACATTTTCACTGAGCGTCCCGGCAAAGCTTGGATGTCTAACACTAAAACATATACTGCCGTCAGTCGTGACCGAGCGCAAGCGGTGGTGCGTACTGATACGCATGAAGTCTTAGGCGTACATGGTGGGCGGTATGCTCTCCGATCCTTCAACGATAACGCTGGTCGTATGATCGAAGCGTTAAAGGAAAGCGACATTGATCTGGCTGATGTGACAGGCAAGATCGAAGTCTTTGAAGGTGGCCGCAAGCTCAAGGCTGAACTGATCCTACCTAAACACGCCATCGAACCAGCCATCGGTGACATCACACAGCTACGCTTTAAGATGTGGGATAGCTATGATGGTACGTTTGCCAGCCAGCATATCCTTGAAGGCTATCGCTTGTGGTGTCTCAACGGGTGTACCTCTCGTAACTTTGCACTCAAGGCACACCAGAAGCACACCAAGCAGATCACGGGTGACTTCCAGATGGAAGCTGCGGTCAACAAAATGAACGTAGCTATGCTTGCCTTCCATGAAAGGGAGGACGAGTTCAGAAGGTGGATCGCCCAACCTGTCCAGCGTGAGGAAGTACAGGATATGTATGCCCGAACGCTGGCTCTATCACCCCGCCCATCCAAGCCTGATAACGTCAGCGATAAGGTGTTGGATAACCTCATGCAACTGTTCGATAGTGAACAGCGTAATGTATGGGGAGCATACAACGCAGCGACAGCGTGGGCCTCACACCCTGAGACTAAGGGCAAGGCATACAACGTCGAGCGTACCCGTGAGGGTAAGGTATCCTCCATGCTACGAGGTAAGCACTGGCTTGAACTGGAGAGGGCAGACAATGACATCGTAACCGCAGCATAATTCCTCCCCACTCCATTAAACTCGGGGGCTTGGTCTTTAGTATCGGATCAAGTCCCCATTTTTTTTGTGAAGTGTTCCCAAAATGGGAACACCTAACAAACTATGGAGTATGCAATGCCAATCGACGAACAAGTAGGACTACTCACCACTGACCTAATGTATTGGGAAGGTAAACTCTCTGCTGCTGAACAGGTGGAAGAGAACAAATCAATCAGCGAGATCAAAGGGTTCATAGCTCACATCAAAAACGAGCTATTCAGACTTGGCGATCTCCTAGATATTGAGGTATGAACATGACTAGCACAATCGAAACACCAACTGCCGATGCACCATTAGATGAGCGCATTAAACTGCGTGAAGCTAAAATTGCAAAGCTAGAGGCAGCAATGGCTGGCACTGAGGCTGAACTAAGCGTAGCTAAAGCAAGGCTTAATGCAGTAGAAGTTTTGTTTCGTCCGGTAATCGAAACAATCTGCGCGGAACAAATCGACATTGCGATGGAGGCTATGGATATTAGTTCCTTAATTGACAATGCCTATCCAACGGTAGTGACAGAAGATAATGTCTACGAGTATGCTGTCACCGAAGATGATCTCAAAGAAAAAGTCGTTGATGTTATCAGCAACCTAGACTTTTCTATCGAGGTAAACTAATGGGTAGAATGTCCGACCTTCTAATTGAAATGCAAGAGCAAGGACTATTGCTAGAGCAACAAGGATCAGATTATCCTGAGTGTTTAACTGCAACCATACTCGCGGAGACAATCGTGAACCAGATGTGTGATGTTGGTTACATAACACCGGAGCATAAGCTCCAAGCTTTACATGATGTGGAAACTATCATTGAATACAAACTTGGTATTCACATGACAGCCTTCACACAGTCATAAGAAAAGGGGACACCCTCACGCCGCGAGTGTCCCCTTAATTTTGAAGCCGCTAAGAAAGATAGGCAAGGTGCATGGTAAAGAAATATATTACGATCTTCAAGTCTGATGGTATCGGTAGTTTCTTTTACGACCACAACAAAGAAGTCTTAAAGATGAATGGTCAACATGCCAGGAGAACAGATACTTATTCTTTATTTAAACTTCTGCACGAAAAGATAAGGGAGTGTAAAGAAAGAGGGATAGATTATAAAGTCAATCAGCTAAAGGATGATTGATATGGTAGATTTTATTTTAGAATTACTGTTTCATCTGTTGCTTTAATCTTCTTCAAGTCTCTTGAGCCAGTAGTCTTTTAAGTCTTGTCGAGAAAGCTGGTTGATATATCTTTGCTCTGCTCTAGCTTTTCTGCTTGGCATCTTTCCATGAACTACAGCTTGGTAAGATACGTTCGTTCCTTTTCGAGCGTTGTCTATTATCTGCTTAATTGTTTTCATTAGTCATATCAAAAAAGGTGCTGAGTGGAACAACAATTAGCGGGTCATGGCGATCTTCGATAAGAAAGAGTGCGTCATTATCAGCAAGGTAGTCTTTGATTTTTTTCCAAAATATATTTTTAGAACTGCGAGATTTAACTTCCGTAATTATTCTACGATTTAAAAGTCCATCAATAAATACATCACCGGAGAACTCACCGCCAGCCGCACCAGATAAAGGTACTCTGTGTGCTGGATACCCTGCCTCAACACACAAGGCTACAATCTTATTTTCCCCACGATTACCTTTTAATTTACTGCGACTTGCCATCAACCGGGACCAATTCAAATGAACAAGAAAGGGCATCAGCCCAACGTGATAAAGATGAAGCATGAGGGACACGCATTCCGCATTCCCATTTGCCACATAATCCTTCGGCATTATCAAGTGCCAAGTCTATGTCACGTTGGGCAAGGCCAAGGTATTTACGCCTTAACCGTAGCTTTTCAACAAGCATGAAGTCATTAAAACTGTAAGGATTTCTGTCCTTAAGCTGCGTCATGTATCATCCCTTGCATGGTAGCCATAACTTTACGCGCACTATCTTCATTGGGTGTAGTCTTATTATTCATCCACCGATAATAGGTGCTGTCCTTGATACCGGCATTGATGCAAGCCAACCGAAGATCAATATCATTCTGATTTGCAATCGCTATCATCTGGTCGAAGTATGAAATAAAAGTAACCATGCCCTATTACCTACTGCATATATGCAGTCCATGTCAACAGCTAACAACATATAGATAAATATTAATAACCCAAAGGGTCTGAAACCCCCGCCCCTCCTCAAGTGAGGGCGGGGGTGTCAACCCCTTTTAACTCTTGTGCCCTGCATTAATGCAGGATATAAATAATCACTGCCAACCAATGGAGATCAGCTATGTCTGATGATATTATCCGTATGATTACCGATACCGTCACCGATACCAACGCAGCTATAACAGAACACCGTACCCTTGGCGCAAAAGCCGAGCATATGCGTATCAGAATGAAAATCCGACCCAACATAGATACCATCGTTGAGTACAACGAAAGGATCAAAGGGATAGCCAATGAACTTGTTGGCGATCAGTACCACACCCTGCTGCATATCACCGAGATGATAGACATATGTGCAGCATCAATCCAAGAAGCCGTGGGCGAACCTACTTTCACCACTGTTTACATGAAGGAAAAAAACAAATGACCATGAAACAATTCTCCGCACCTACATTCAATGCCGAACAACTTGAAGCCAGACGCAACACCATCGGCGCCTCAGAAATAGGGCGTGTTATGAATGGAGATTGGACCAGCCTATACAGGGAAAAAATTGGAGAGGTCGAAGTTGATCTATCCGATGTATTCCAAGTACAGCTTGGCAAACACACTGAACTGTTCAATCTCTACTGGCTGATGAAAACCAAACCCGAATACTTTGATGATGAAAGCCGTAATCTAAACGAGCGCATCATCAATGGCGGCGGGATTCAGTCCATCAATCAATCTGATTGTAATGCCATCTCAGCTACACCCGATGGATACTGTTGCATCAATGGAGTGCTTGGCGTAGTCGATACCAAGCACACCAACGATAATTCATGGGGCAAGGAGAAGTACGACACCCCGGAAGAACGAGTGATAGACACATACAAATGGCAGATGCAGCAACAGATGCTATGTACTGCTCACTCTATCGCCATCATCTCCCCCATCTACGGTAATAAATTCGGACCACCAATCATTCTGCATAAAGATGAAGAGATGCAGCAACAGATCATCACCGAAGCCGAGAAGTTTTGGGAACATATCGAACTGCGTGTGCCGCCCGAAAATCCAGATGCTATTGAAGGGCCGAAAGTAGAACATGACAATATGCGTGTTATATCAGAGAAAGAGTTCAAAGGATGGAACGCATACTCTGAATGGTGCGACTTGGTTCCGGATTACATTGCATCCGAGAAGGCAGTCAAACGAAACAAGAGCATAAAGGAATGGCTTAAAGGTGCCATGCCTGACGATGTGAAGTCACTCACCGGCAACGGACTAACAGGGAAGCGCGACAAGCGTGGTCGCGTTACGTTTAAGTATGGCCCACAATCATAAGAAAGAATGGTGGGAGTTCCATAAGGATAATCCAAAAGTCTATAAATTATTCTGCAAGTTTACGCATGAAGCTATCGAAGCTGGCTGCAAAAACTTTGGAACCAATGCCATTATCGAACGAATCAGATGGGAAACTAATGTCGTCACCCGTAGCGATGATGAGTTCAAAATAAATAATAATCATGCACCATATTACGCACGATTATTCATGCACTATAACCCTGAGTACGAAGGTTTCTTCCGTACTCGCCAGTTATTAGGAGAGTAGAATGTCTGACGAACCAGCAATCCTCAAAAAGAACATGGCATTATGGAATACAGTGTCTAAAACCAACCCCAAACATACCAAGAAAGTAAAGTTTGGGCGTGAGTTCACCGCAATCGATCCACATTCCCAAATCCAAGCAGCCACAGGAGCCTTTGGCGCAGCCGGTAGGGGGTGGGGATGGAATATTGAGAGGGTAGAATACCCCTCGACCAATGAGATAGCCGTATTGGTGCGCCTATGGCATGGAGAGCGGGACTGTACCATCGAACAATGGGGCCAATGCGGATTGTATATCGATAAGAATGACACCAGAAAGGACAGTGATTGCTTTAAGAAAGCAACAACCGATGGACTAACCAAATGTCTGTCCTATCTGGGCTTCAATGCCGATGTATTCCTTGGCAAGTTTGACGATAGCAAGTACGTCAAGAGCATGGAGAATGAATACGCCGAGGTGAACGATAACCCCAACGCACCCACGTTAGATAACAATGAAGTCGGATCATTGAACACACTGATTTCAGCCTTTGACAGTTGTAAGAAGGATGAAGAAGTGGACAAACTCTTTACCGACAACCAAACATTCATGAAGAAGCTAAAGGATGGAGGTTACAAAGAGTATTCATCTGTTGCCAACGCCTACAAGAAGGCAAAAGCTAGAGCAAAAGGAGATAGCTAATGAGTATGCAGAAAACAAAGAACGCCGTTGTTGTCACTGGTAAATACACCAACAACGCCGGTGAAGAAAAGAACAGCTACATGACAATCGGATCGTTATTCGAGCGTGAAGATGGTAGCCTTGTAATGAAGCTTGATGCTGTCCCGGTAGGCAGCGAGTTCTCTGGGTGGGTAAACTTCTATGACCCCAAGCCAAGGGATGGACAGGCAAAGCAAGAGCCTAAACAAGAACAACGTCTTGCGGATGATCTCGACGACGAGATCCCATTCGACTAACTGAGTTGGTTGACAACCCAGTGAAGGAGGCAAGCACCCCAATACGATCCCTCTCGTATGCTTGCCTCCGGATCTATTCACATGGAGAAATCAAATGAAACAAATGAAATGTTCTATCTGTAAAGGTAAAATTGAAATTCATCGCAATCCAGACACAAATCAAATCATATGGAATCAAGGCAACAACGCCGATCCTATCAATGATGGCCGATGCTGCGATAACTGTAATGCAACGAAGGTTATCCCCGCACGATTTGAAATGCACCGCACTCAAATAAAAACCATTGAAGCATAGCAATGACTATCTTTGAAATGATAGCAGCAAGATATAGTATCTCTGCCGAACATCTAAGGGGAGAGCGTAGGCACCAAAAGATAGCCGATATAAGAATGATAGGATACTGGTGTTACCGGGAACTAACCGAACTCAGCTTCCCTCAGATAGGCAGGGTATTCAATCGAGATCATTCCACTGTCCTTCATGGATGTAAACGAGTTGACAAACTAATAAGAGATGGTCAACCAGTTGGCATCGAAGCACAACAAACCCTCCACATAATAGAGAACCATTACCACAATCAGATAGAACTAGAGCTATGACATACTTCATAGTCCTTTCTATTGGCTCATTGATAATTGCTATTGCTCTGATTGTCGGTACAGTAAAGGTGGTTTTGGAGTTAAAGGCTGAACGATGAGGACATTACTCGCATCGCTGGTTATTTTCTGCGCTGCGGTCCCGGCATATGCTGATGAGGTAGCACGGAGGTGCATGGCAGAGGCTATGTACTTTGAGGCGCGGGGCGAGGGATGGCGAGGGATGCTGGCAGTAGGCGTCGTCATACAGAATAGGGTGCGTCACCCGGACTATCCCAACACGGTATGCGCCGTGGTGCGTCAAGGCCGCTATCGGAACAGCACACCCGTCCAGAACCAATGCCAGTTCAGCTACTGGTGCGACGGCAAGCCAGAAGAGGCCACAGACGAAGACGCTCTAGGCCAAGCTCTGGATTTATCACAAACGCTACTCGACAGCCGCTTGACACTCATCGGCCTGGAAACCGCCACCCACTATCACGCCCGGTCGGTAAATCCGGCCTGGGCGGAACGCTTCCGGCTCTGCAAACAGATAGGAGGTCACATTTTTTATGATGGAAGATGACCAGTTTCACTGAGCCACTCAGTTATAATATCCATATTCGACGGTGGTTCATCAGGCGTTAGAAATAGCGCCCGTTCCGCTCTTCGTCTTCGTACTAGTCCCCGGAGAATACGACCGCCAGCCCGGTTCCACCGGATTAGCTCATTCGCAGCCGCATCCATACGTCCACGATTAAGCTGCACTCGCATCGTACTGCTCTGGAGATTTCCGCTACCTAGATTGTATGTCCAGGAGACCAGGGCTGAGAATTGGTTAGAGCTTAGTGGTCGTATTGTAACCAATCGGCTAACTGATCGTTCAGTCGACCGAAGCTCTCTATCCAGGAGGAAGTCCGCCTCGTCTTGGGTAACCGACTCAGTATCCATAGTAACGCGATTGCCACGCAAGTCCCAGATAGAACCCCAAGCAATAGTAGGAATACCGGCAGCACATAAATACGGGTGCAGACAGCACTGCTCGAAACCTTTAAGAATTGCCAAACCTTTTTCATTAAACTTTCCCTTCACGACGTCTGATCTCCCTGGACCCAAACCAGAATGTCAGCATCATGGTCAGCAGACCCATAAATTCGTTGTCGAGTAACGCCATCAAATTATGAACTGATACGCCATCTTCACTCATCACCATGTATGCAATTGATGCGTTGATCACCAGGAACTCAACGACGAACACATATGTAATGATTGGTCTGATCGACGACGACAGGTTGGCGATCCATCTGGATGAACTTTTGACCATACTGGCCTGCTCCTGATGGCCGGCGATAATCTCATTGATCTCAGCGACATCGAGAGCGCCTTCCTGCTCGATCCTGACCTGCTCGACCTTCCCAGCCTGGACAGCAGCAAGCATCGCCAGTTCGTGCTTCTGATCAGACTTGGCCTGGAAGAAGTCGAGGACTTTGGGGAGGAAACTTCCACCAAATCCAAGCAGCCCGGTAAAAAATGTCAACATCATTTGTACCTTATTTGGTTTATCAATATGACGACCAGCACAATCAGAATAATTCCTTCGCCCCAGGAAAACGTCATCGCCTTTTTACCTCTGTTAAAATTTCCTTTATATCCTGTCGGTTGTCATCCAGTGTCCGCTGCATGATTTCTATCGTGTTTTGAATAACTGCTGTCTGCGTTTTAAGCTCGTTAATTTGCTCACGATCACGTTGGTTGGCCTCGACTTGTTGTATCTGGTCCGCAGCTTGTGCTATTTTATGATCTCGCAGATCATCGACATCATTCGCTACTGTTTGTTCTAGCGTGTTGAAGGCAATTATCCCCCCGCTGACCACTCCGACCACCGCCAGAACATGACCAATTGTGAAGTTCCTACTAAGATGCCATGATGTTTCGGTCATTGGTCTATACATCCCGCTGGCGGTGTTACATAAGGGTGAGAGCCATTGTGCGCGGTCATCAGAGTATCGCAGTCACGCCTGATTGAACTAACCTTATGCTGCAAAGATTCTAGCTCTCTTGCTCTTTCTTCCCGCTGCTCTGGCGACAACATACTGGCGATCACCCGAATCTGGTGTTTCTGCACACTGTCCGATGATTCCATCTGGTCAAGCCGAGTATACAGGGTAGCAATCAAGTCATTGGCCTTTGCTAAGTCTTCCAGTAGCCGCGCAATCTGGCCCCGCACCAATCCCCAAGTCGCAGCTAATCCACTGAGAACCGTAGCAATTGTCATCAATTCTCGTGCGCCCAATTCCATTTTTACGGCTTCGGATTATCAGCTTTGACGTTTGCAATATGGTCTTTCCAGGTTGTGCTGCCGTCAGCGAGATCGTGGAACATCATATCCAGTTGATCGCCGATATCGCCGTATGCAGCTTTTCGATCATCTTTATATTTGTGATTGGCTTCGTAATCAGCTTGTTCCGCAGCTACAGCAGCCTCTTCCTTGTTTCTAGCTTCCTCTTCTGCTTTTGTGAAGTAGACGGAAACGCCGTTGATGGACCCAGTGCGCCTAGCAGGATCACGATCCTCTACTGCATCAGGCGCAATCTCTTTGCCAAGGGCTAACTGCTGTTCGATAACTTCTTCTCTTGTATGCATGGTTTTCTCCTATATGTACATGATGTTGAAAGCGCCAGCGTCAAATGAGCCACTATCGGGAATAATCTTTAATTGAGTTAACTCAGCCGACAAAGCTTTCTTGCCAGCACCTACTAACATGATCTGCGCTGTTCCCATGTGAAGTACATGAGAGCCACACCAAGTAAAGTTAGCAGCATCTTCTATAGTAAAAGTCATTTGACCATCAATAGCCATTGCAGAATCATTAGATGATATATTAAACCCATCAGTTTGAACTGTATTCACACTTTGAGTATTGTTATCTAAATATTGGCTTCCTGTAGATGTATAGCCAGTTGTTTCAATACCACCAGCATCACCTAGTTGTACTCTTATATGATCATGGGCAGAGATAGAAACACCAGCAAAGTTAAGTATCACCATCTGTACTCCAGAAGGTATACCACTAAATGTAATGAACGAGCCAGATGCAGACTGTTCAGTACCTTGAGTAAAGCCAGCATTAAGACTAGTCAAAGCACTACCATCATGCGCTCCAAGAGCAACGCTACTGTCCAACAGTCGAGGGTCTAATTTTGTCTGGCTCATAGTTTAGTCCTCTCAACAGCGATAAGTGCATCTTGATCTTTTAGCCACTTCCTGCCAGCGGTAGTACCAGAGGCAGTATCGGACATAGCCTCTCTTAAACGCCGCAGTGTAATAGCACTTTCCAAAGTTCTAATGGCTGCTAATGCAGCCTCTCTTGCCTGCCACGACATAAAGCCAGCTTCGCACTCAGTCTTAGTCGGGATTACACCATCAGCATCGTCCCATGTTTCAACAAGAAGTTCGTAAGTAGCCCCTTGTCTAGCCTGTACGACCTTACCAAGATGCGTTTCTGCTCCATGTATATAATTCATGCTGTTTTCCTTAATCCGACAGACCACACTACTTCATTATCACCCGTAGATGCGTAATAGGTAGGGTACATAATGGCAGTTGAAGCGTATGATTGAAGCTCAAAGTTCTTAGACCCTGCAATAGTGAACTCAGCAAACAAAGTGAAAGGTCCGTTATCATTGTCCGTACCCATAGTGGCGTTCATCGAAGCAATAATGGCACTGTCCGAGGTATTATAGAAACGGTATTGCACAGTATCCGCCACGCTATTAGTAGCGAGTCCTCCTGCTGCAAAGAGTTCATATGTACCAGCCGCCAATGTAATGACGTTGGTTGACAAAGAGCCATGCGCTCCTGCGTCTGTAACTTCTGTATTAATTTGCATGGTACGCCACGCTCCAGCAGCATAACCTGTGGGAGAGAAAGGGCCACCGGACGCTACTGTATTCTGATATAATAGATAATCAGAACTGCTCGGTGTTACCCACTCAGGAGCCGTTGCGCCAGCGTTCATCGCCAGTTGTTGATTAGCAGCACCCTTCGCCAACAATGTCCAAGCATCAGCGCCCGTACCGTAGATCATAGAGCCTTCTGCAAGAGTTAAGTCCGTTTTAGCTGCCGTGACTGAATTATCCACCGGGACATTAACCGTACCCAAGGCGTATAGCTGACAGGTCAGAACACCAATGCCCGACGTAACGCTAGTGGTCATGGTGATCGCCGTGCCAGAGATAGTGTAATCAACTCCCGGTTCTTGGATAGAACCACCGACATAGACTAAGGTGCCGACAGCCGTTCCTGATCCGTCAAGCGTGTAGCTAGTGCCACCACCAGTGCCGTGATCCTTCCAGACAGGGGCGTAATTGGTATTGCCAACAAGAAAGTTGCTCATCCGTTGCCCCTCCGGTAAAGCGTAAAGGTTCCACTAGCGATATTCCCAGTAGCGTAGTTCAACTTAAAAGCTGTATGGGCTTCTGCTGCTGTATTATAAAAACCATTTGTAATTACAATATCATAAAGTGTACTGCTGTCCTGTCCTCCACCAACACCAACAAATGCTGTCTTAGTCGAG